CAAGGTTTTTATTTTGCGGTTACAATTCAACCGATCCAAATTCCGCAGAAATGGAATACCAAATTACAGGAAGCCGTCAGCGTCCTGATTGGTTTTGGGTGGGTGAAGTTACAAGTGTATTAAATTACGGTAAGTATTATTCCCACATTGATGTAGTTTTAGCCCCATTAACGGAAACCCATTTCAACAAACACAAATCAGAATTAAAGATTGTTGAGGCGGCTGCCTATAAATTACCGATACTTGTAAGCGAAGTTGAACCATACACCAACCACCGAGATAATGAAGGAGTAACTTTTGTCAAGAATAATGACTGGTCAATCATCGGGGAGGTGATTAAAAACCGAAAGGAGTTAGGTGAGAAGAATTACAAGTATTGTCTTGAACACCACAACATTGAAACCATTAACCAAAAAAGAATAAGTTTAATTTATGGCTTATAATAAAGAGGAACTTGAATCACTTTCGTTGGAGGTTATTCATAAACACAAGTTATTTTTTATTGATGATATTGTCGCTTACTTACCTTGTTCAAGGGCAACATTTTACAACCTTGAATTGGACAAATTAGACAGTATTAAAACGGCTTTGACGCAAGTCAAGACAAATCTTAAAGTATCAATGCGTTCTAAATGGTTCAGGTCAGAAAACCCAACCTTGCAACTGGCGTTGATGAAGTTGGTATCTACTGATGAGGAGTTGAGAAAATTATCAATGCAACATCAGGTGAATGAGGATTTTGAAAAGCCTATCTTCAATGGGATTGATTTGGATGTGAAATGAAGTTTGTAAAAAACATAAAGTATTACACAGGTGTTGTGTATGAATGGAATTTACCAACGGGTACAACTTGTCCATTTGCAATGGAATGTAAAGTTACCGTGGATCGTGAAACGGGTAAATTTGATATTCACCGAGGTCAATATAAATGCTATGCCGCTGGTCCTGAAAGATTCCCAGGAGTTCGTGAACATCGTTGGAAAAACTTTGAATATGTAAAAAACAAAGGCATTCCCGAAATACCAAAAGGATGCAATGCAATTCGTATTCACGCAAGTGGTGACTTTTTTAATCAAGTGTATTTTGATATGTGGGTTGAAGTTGCAAGGCAAAATCCAAATGTTGAATTATGGGCTTATACCAAATCATTAAATTATTGGATTAAAAGATTAGGCGAAATTCCTGATAATTTAGTTTTAACCGCCTCACGGGGTGGCAAATTGGATTTTCTTATTGATGAATATGGTTTAAAAAATGTAACTATATTTCCAAATAGGTTTGATGTACCCGAAGGGCTACCAATTGATACTAATGATGACTGGGCAAGGAAACCAAACGTGAATTTTGCATTGATTGACAACTATTCAAAAAATACGCCACAAGCAAAATTATTTTAATGTTACAAAAGACCACCGCACAAAATAAGATTGCCCAACTAAAAAAAAGGGTTCGCATTGTCAGAGGTGGTACATCCAGTTCAAAAACATTCAGCATTATTCCGATGCTTATAACCTATGCGGTGCAGAAAGATAACACCGAGATAAGTATCGTATCGGAATCTATCCCACATTTGAGGCGTGGTGCTATTCGTGATTTTCTTAAAATTATGCAGATGGTGGGGATGTACGATCCCAACAAATGGAATAAGTCATCCTTAACTTATACTTTTTCCAACAATAGTTTCATTGAGTTTTTCTCCGCTGACCAACCTGATAAATTAAGGGGTGCAAGGCGTGATGTGTTGTTTATAAACGAGTGTAATAACGTAGACTGGGAATCTTATTACCAACTTGCGATTCGTACCCGAAAGTTTATATACCTGGATTACAACCCAGTTACCGAATTTTGGGTTGATACTGAACTTTTCCACGATGCGGATTCCGAGATGATAGTCCTTACCTACAAAGATAATGAGGCGTTGGATTCATCAATCGTTGCCGAGATAGAAAAAGCAAAGGAAAAAGCCGAAACAAGCGAGTATTGGCGTAATTGGTGGGCGGTTTATGGACTTGGGCAAATCGGAAACCTTGAAGGGGTTATATTCAGCAACTATCAACTAATTGACACCATCCCCGATGATGCAAGGTTATTGGGTTGCGGTGTTGACTTTGGATATTCGGTTGATCCGACTGCCATCGTTGAGGTGTACCAATACAACGACCAAAGGATAATTAAAGAAATTTGTTATAGAACTGGGATGCTAAATTCCGACATTGCCAAAGTTTTACCAAAGGGTGTACCCGTTTATGCGGATTCTGCTGAACCTAAATCAATAGAAGAAATACGCAGATTTGGAATCAGTATCAAAGGAGTAACCAAAGGTAAGGATTCAATCAATTACGGCATTCAGGTGATGCAAGGGCAAAACTATATGATAACCAAAGATTCAACCAACCTCATAAAAGAATTGCGTGGGTACTGCTGGGACAAAGGAAAAGATGGGAAAACCTTACCTATTCCCGTAGGGGATGACCACATCATCGATGCGTGGAGGTACTTTGAAATGGAATCACTTGGGCTGAAAAAGAATTTTGGCGTGTATGATGTTAGGTGATTATTTTTTATATTTGAAAAATGAATATAATAAATTTTAGCGGTGGCAGAACCTCGGCATATATGACCAAAAGGCTAATTGATGAAGGTGGTGAATACTTGGTTACGTTTCAGAACACGGGAAAGGAAATGCCGCAAACATTGGATTTCATTAATGAATGTGATAAACGCTGGAATTTGAATATTGTTTGGCTTGAATACCGATATGGTAACAATTTTGAGGTTGTAAATTATGAAACCGCTTCAAGGGATGGCAGACCATTTGATGAAGTAATCGCACATAAGAAGCATTTTTTACCCAACCAACGATTGAGATACTGCACGACATTTATGAAAATTGATACGTTACGTAGATATTTAAAAAGTATTCACGTAACTGATTACACATCTTTTAACGGAATTAGATACGATGAACCAAGGCGTTGGGCAAAGATAGAGGCAACGGATTTGGATATTGAATTACCATTGGTTAAATGGAAGGTAACCAAAAAAGATGTGTTGGATTGGTGGAAAGTTCAAGATTTTGATTTAATGGTCAATGAGCCATATGGCAATTGTGATTGTTGCTTCTTGAAAGGTAAGGGTAAATTATCAATTATCGCAAAGGAAAAACCCGAATTATTTGACTGGTGGATTAACCACGAAACAAATAGCACATTTAAAAAAGATATAACTTACCAGCAAATAAAAGACAAGGCAGAATCACAATTTGGTCTTTGGGATAACGATCCATCCTTTGAGTGTTTTTGTAATGTCGATTAAAATCAAACACGATAAATTATAATCGTTAATTAGATATGAGATTAAAAGGATATAAAATTGAATTTAGTGCGTTGGATGAAATCAAGGCATTGGAATCAGAACCAAATAAGTTTATGGATAAAGCCATTTCATTGAAGAGAGAGGCAAAACAAAACTTTGTTGAGGCACAAAAGAAATACCAAGATATTGTTGCATTGTGTGATAAATATATCCCAATGGCTGAAACTTTGGGTGATGCCAATGTTGTTAAAATTATTAAGAACAAACGCAAAATGGCAAACGATATGGCAAAAGCCTTAAATATCGACATTAAAGCATTGTAAAGCATATTTTTACTTAATTTTGAAGGGGCATCAAGCCCCTTTTTTTGTTTTAAAACATACACAAAATCAATCGTTAATTATATGATGGAAATAACCATACCAACCAAATTGTCAGAAATCCCCTTGTATCAGATGCAAGAATACGAATCCTTAAAAATGGATGCGGAAGAAAGGGCGTTAAATGCGGTTGCAATCTTTTGTAACATCTCGTTATCAGAGGTGAGTAAGTTACCATTAAAGATTTTAAACCACGCCTTGGATTTAATTACCAAGTGCTTGGATGAAAAACCAAGGTTTCAACATCGCTTCACCTACGAAGGTGTGGAATACGGATTTATCCCTAACCTTGATGAAATCAGCACAGGTGAATTTGTTGACCTTGATTCGTATCAGAAAGAAGGAATGGCACTTTGGAAAATGATGTCGGTGCTTTATCGCCCCATCGTTACACAAGGGCAAAACAACCGATACTTAATTCAGCCTTATCAGGGAAAGTTAAACGAGAGTTTTAAGCAGATGCCAAGTGATATTGCGTTTGGTTCGCTGGTTTTTTTTTGGAGTTTAGGAAACGATTTAATGAGTTATATCCTGAAATTTTCGGAGAGTCAGAGGGAAAAACTGATGAACACCAGTTCAACAAAAAATGGGGGTGGATGGGATTCATACATCTCCTCACTGACGGAGATGTCACAAAATTTGACGCAGTTAGCCGAATCCCCATGCACACCAATACGATGTGGGCGGCTTACAAGAGCGACTTGGCAACTTTGGAAAGACAAATTATTAATAAAACAAAACGATGAATAATAACATAGGCACGGCATTCGCCATTGTTCA